ATTAGGAACTCTTGGTGGTGGATTATGGGGTGCATTTGAATTTTGGAAAGATTATCAGACACTTCAATCAAGAGTTGAGAATTTTATTTCCCCTGACATGAGTAAATATGATGAACAAATAGCAGTATTAAAATCAGAAATATCTTCAGTTCTTGAAGAAGTTAGTCTAGTCAATGATGTAGCTAGTCAAATGCAAACAACTATAAGAGAAGATTTAAAATTAATTAAATCTGATGTAAGAGCCATAGACAAGGTAGTTAATGATATTGAGGATAGAGTTAAGGCTAATGAGAGAGAAATATCTACAGATTTTAAGATTTTAGAAAAAGAAATAGATGATAAGATAAAAAAAGCATTAAACAACCCATTAGCAGGAGTAAAATAAATGGCAACACAAAATGAACTACAAGATCAACTAAAGAAAGCAAAAAAAGAACTAAGAGAAGCAAGGGAAGAAGTGAAAGAAGCTAAGATTAGGGAACAACTCTACCTTGAAAGATTAGATAATTGGGCAGAAAAAAATCAAGCTTTACACAGAGAAATATCAGGAATGACTATGGATGATGTTGCAAAAAAGCAAAGAGCAAAAGCTGAATATAAAGAAAAATATGCTAAAGATATTGAGATAGCAGAAACATTTGACAAACAGGCTCAAGTTAAGCTAAATACTACTGGAATAACAGAAAACCAAATGTAATGAAAATAGAACTAAAAACCATATTACCTTACTTAGTTATAATTGTTTCTTTAGCTATGACATGGGGTATGTGGTCGGAAAGATTAGAAGCAGTAGAAAGAAAAGCAGATACTATAACTGATATGCAGCAGGATATTGCAGTTATCAAAGAAAAAATCATCTGGATAGAAAAATATCTAAATGGTGATTAACATCCCTTCTATATTCCTTTTGGGATATATGTGCATAGCAGGGGAATGTATTTCTATAAACGAAAAACACAAATCCGTAGAGGATTGCAAATTGAACGGAACTTATCTAAAGTTAATGTTAGATGAGCAAAATATTCGCAAATATTTTTTTGCTTGTGTAGATGCAACAGAGTATGAGCAAACATAAAAAAATCCTTGTTATTGGTGACACACATTTCCCTTATTCCCATCCTGAGTGCATAGAGTTTCTTGCAAAGCTAAATAAATATTATAAGCCTGATACTGTCGTGCATATTGGTGATGAAGCTGATTATCATTCTCAGAATTTTCATGGTGTTGATCCTGATCTACCTAGTGCCTTTGATGAATTAGAAGTCACCAAGTCTTGGATTAAAAGATTAGAAAAAATATTTCCTAAAATGACATTACTAGAAAGTAATCATGGCAGCTTAGTCTTACGCAGAGCAATAGCTAGTAAGATGTCAAGACAGTTCATCAAACCCTATAATGATATTTTAGATGTTAATAAGGGGTGGGTATGGAAAGATAAACACTTCATTGATACAGATAAGAATAGGATAATGTTCGCACATCAATTTTCTAAAGATATTGCTAAAGCGGTTAAAGAAACAAGTATGTGCTGCGTACAAGGACATTTTCATACAGTGAGTGAGGTCAAGTTCGTAGCAACGGATTACTCTTTGAATTGGGGTATTTCTACAGGGTGCTTAGTCAATAAAGATAGTTTGAGTATGGCGTATATGAAAGTAAATGTAGCCAAACCCATATTAAGTTGTGCTTTAATTACAGATGGTATTCCTGCCATTACACCTATGGTCTTGAAGAAGAATGGATCATGGGATAAAAATATCTATATATGAGGATCGTCAAAGTAGGTAATCAAATACGCCTAACAATGACGAATGAAGAATTAGCAGAGGTCACGAGCCGCAATAGTTTAGATTTACATATTGGATATCTAAATGTATTGCAGCAGGATCTCAGTAAGGTAATGACGGAACTATTACCAAAGGTTAAGAAGGTGAGAAAGAAATGAATATAGAAAGATTAAAAAAACAAGTTATCGCTAATGAAGGAATGAGAAAAACCGCTTACAAAGATACACTTGATAATTGGACAACAGGTGTTGGTCATTTGATTAGATTGCCTGATGAAGAATATTTAATAGAGAAAGAATTAACTGATATAGAAGTAGATCAGATATTTACCACTGATCTTAATCAAGCCATAGATGATGCAAGAAAATTTATTGATGCTGATACAATCCCTGAAGAAGCATTTGAAGTTGTTATTGATATGGCATTTAATTTAGGACTGCCTAGATTAATGAAATTTCAAAACTTTCAACAAGCACTTAATGAGAAAGATTATAAAAGGGCTAGTCGTGAAATGCTTGATAGTGTTTGGGCAAAACAATTACCTAATAGATCAAAAAGATTAGCTAAGCAAATGAGGGAAGTCTAATGTTAAATAAATTATTAGGTGGCGGTTTAGTAGATAGTGTTGGAAAGATAGTTGATGAACTCCACACATCAGAAGAAGAAAAAGCACAAGCAAAAATAAAACTTAAAGAATTAGATAACGCATTAAACAAAGCACAGACAGATATAAATTTAGCTGATGCTAAATCTACTGCAACAGGCATTGGTGGTATCATGCAAAGAAGTTGGCGACCATTAATAGGAATGTCTTGTGCCTTAGCAATCTTTTGGGAATTTGTTTTAAAACAATTCATAGTGTTTTTTCTTGCAGTTTTTGAAGTAGAAACTTTAGACTTGCCAAGTCTTGATATGAGTGTTTTGATGCCGCTTGTTATGTCATTACTAGGCATGGCAGGATTAAGGACATACGAAAAGCAGAAAGGAATAAGCAAATGAAAAAACTTATTTGGAAACCTATAGAAGCACTCCTTGATTGGGCAGATCCGTATTGGACTTGGACTAATCTTTGGAAGTTAATTATTGTGTTAGTGGTTGTCTATTGTGGACATAACTTAATGCACTAATGACTACCACCACCGCCACCCTATCAGTTTTAATCAAACCTAGAATAATCGGTAGTAAAGGTAGAACATTTAAAAAATTAACTTTTGGGAAGATACCCATTAAGAAACCCAAATTAAAAATAGGTAAAATAAAAAAGGCGAGATGATTAAAACCTCGCCTTTAAATATATATACACAAACTAATGATTAAATCATATATTGGTCTCCTATAATTAATTAAGACAATTATAATGAAACCTAAATCTGAAACAATAATTTATTGTGAATTTTATGATCACTCATCATCTACTAATTCTTGGCAAACCTATGAAGAATTAGATCAGGATCTCAGAGCAGAAAAAAACATCATGAAGGTATGTGGAAAGATTTACAAAGAGGATGCTCTCTCATTTAAGTTGATTACCATGTGGGGAGATGATTGTTGCGGATCTGGGCATTTAATCCTCAAGTCTACTATACTGCGTGAAATCAGGTGGGAAGTGCCATTTAAAACCCCCAAAAAACCCATTTTAAAGACCATACAGTAGCCTTTTAATCTAAATAGCATAAATACCACTCTATAATTGAAAAAGGGGTAATCAGTTTCCCAATTACCCCACAGGAGGAACTTACTTGTTAAAAAATAAGATATTTCCTAGATACACTAAAATCACCAAAAAACAATGCCAACAGGTATATTAATTATTTATAATTTAGTTGTTGACGAATTATAAAATATTCATTATAACTTTTAATTATGAATACAGGAGAAACTAAAATGACTAATATTACATTTACTGAAAAAGAAGAACTTGTTTTACAAGTATGTCTAGATGCTGCATTTGAGCCAAATATGATTTCTTTTGGTGACATTATTTTTGATGAAAGAATTAAAAATTTTGGAGTTGAAACTTTAAAGGGTGTCTTTGGCTCACTAGTTAAAAAAGACCTTATGTACTGGGATGGCAATAATGAGCATAAAGATTTATATGTTTTCTTTCCTCCAGTTAGAACTGATGATGAGCCAGTAAACGGATATGTAGATACTGTTGCTAAAGTTAAACAATGGTTTGAGAATGACAAGGAGTGGGCATAAGCCCACTTCTCAGGAGGTATAATAATGCTTAACTTGGCACTAACTACATTCGCACACATAATTATGATTGCAGGTTTCTTATGGGCAATCAGAGAAATAATTAACATATTTGTTAAGGGGGAATAATGACTTGGACAGTTCACTACGGCTATATCAATCCTAGCGATACGATAGACACAACAGTTTTTGTTAAAGAGAATGAACGCAGCTATTTAGCGGTTGCGTTATTCTCTGGTAAATCAAGATCAGTATTTAAAAAAGATGCAGACAAACTTTTTAATAGATTATCTGATCCTCATGCCATAACAGAAAATTGGGTTAAGGAATTTATTAATCCAAGTTCAAAGGCTCTTGCAGGTTTTATGCAAAGAGTGTTTGAGCAAAACAACCACACTAGAGAAATAAAACAGTTCTTAGAAAGGACAAAATCTAATGACAACTAAACTAGAACTAATCTATGGCAAGAAGCCAAAGAGAGATGAGTTCATTACAAAGGCTCTACCGATAGAGTTATGTGATGATATTGAAAAAGAAACTGAGGGATATGATGCACCTTTTTATATTAAGGTAAAAGCATTATTCCTTCATTACAAACAAACGAAGAACGCTAAGTATTAACCAAAGGAGGAACTTTTATGGAAAATAAAATATATAGCACAACAGACTACAAATCATTTAGCTTTTTTGATGGTAATGCAAAAATCAAACCTACAAAAGTTAATAAGATAACAGAGAGCATAAAAAAATATGGTCTTATCAATCCTATTGTTGTAGATCAAAATGGAAACGTCATTGATGGGCAGCATAGATTAGAAGGATGTAAATCTCTACAAATTGCAGTTAGATATTTTGTCAAGAATGTAGAAAATATTAACTTGGTAGAATTAGTTAGAGATATTAATTCAGTTCAGAAGAATTGGAATAATGCTGATATAGCTTATGCCTTCTCTATTCATTCACCTAACAAAGATCATTATAAAAAATATCTTGATCTTATTGAATTAGGGATAAATCATTCTACTGCACTAGAAAGCACTAGCTTCTTATCTCAAGGAGAAGAAAACCATAATAATAATTATCATAAATTTAAAAATGGTAATTTAGAAATCAGCGATCTTGTCTATGAGAAAGTTATAGGACTTGTAGCTGCTCTGGAAAGTTCATCTTTTGAAAGGAAAATCTGGAACAAAGCACACTTTGTCAGAGGATTATTATACATGAATAAAAATGTAGATAATTTTTCTATTAAAAGATTGTTTGATAATTACAAAAATCATCCTCAAAAATGGATCAAAGCATCTACTTATGAGGAGCATAAAAAAAGCATTGTCAAACTTTACAATCACAATAACAAAAACCCCATAAAGGTAATGTTTGGTTAGGAGGAACTATGCAAGAAATAGAAAAATCAGTTTGTGATATCTGCAAAGGTAATCACTATTTCATTGATGAGGATGGTAATGTAAACCAATGCCCTGAGTGTACTGCTCAAGGCTATGTAGACGAACAGGAGGATATACCTAATGAAACAAGAAGCTAAACCCTTTATGCACATTTTAGAGAAGTGCTTTGAGAGAGATGGTAAATTTGAGATACCACTTATTAAAAAACAGGAGGTGAAAAATGAGGACATTACTTATACTACTTACAATTTTTCTAAGTTCATGCTCATCAAAGATAGTTCACGATCCAAGAGGAAATAAGGGTAGCGAAGTGGCATTAAGATATTTAGATGATAAATATAGCTGCGAACAGTTAGCTAAAGACAATACAAGTAATATTGTTGAAGGCTATAAGGTAGTTCATAACTGGTACATTAGACCATCTTTTCTTTTCTTAATAGACAAGATGGAGTATAGTTATGACAATTTAGTAAAGGAATGTTTGCGAGGTCGCGGACACTCCATACTTTAGGAAGGAACTTAATATGGAAATAAGAACAGACAAACTGCTAGTCGCACTTGAAGCAGCAAAGAAAGAGTTTAAGCCATTACAGAAAAACGGCAAAAACAATTTCTTTAAAACTCAAAACGGAGTGCATGAATATAGTACATTAGTTGATATTAAAAATGCTACAGATGCAGCATTAAACAAATATGATCTATCATTGTATTACACAATCACTTTTGAAAATGATCTACAATTCTTGACTACGAATTTAGTACACACAGGAACAGGTCAATTCATTCAATCAGAATCAGTCTTGGGTAATCTATCAAACAATCCTCAACAGATTGGATCAGCGATAACGTATTACCGCAGGTATCACATCCAAGCCATGCTGAACTTAGAAGCTGATTTTGATGATGACGGCAACAAGGCATCCAAGCCAAAGACTAATGACAACACAACTTTTAAAGGAGGTTTATAAATGTCATACATAACTTTATTTTTTAACGACAAGAAAACAGAAGGTGATAACTTACCTTTGTA